CCGCTTTGCCTTGCGGGAGCAGGGTTGAGCGGCTTTTCTTATTCCCGCCGATTCCCTCGTGTTCCCTCGGTTTCCCGGAATAATGTGGGCAAAATGTGGGCAAAAATTGAGCCCGCGAAGCCCTCTGCCACAACGCGAAATCGGCCCCGTCCGGCAGCAGTCAAGCTCTGTGCGAGCTGTCTGCGATGCCGGACGGGGCCGAACTATGTGTGGTTATGCGGCGAGGTCGAGGCGTTGTTTGATGACGCTGACGCCGATGAGCGCGCCGGCGAGGATGCCGAGCGCGTTGAGCGTGATAACGATGGCGTCCACGTGGGGCCAGCCCCATGCGGGGCCGACCGTGTTGACGAACACGGCGAGTGCTGGCAGGACGATGAGGCCGAGCCATTTGAGCACATCGTAGACGCGGCTGGGGATGAGCCAGTCGGGCACGTCATGGGTGACGTCGGCGGTTTCGGGCCAGTCGCCCGTGTCGGGTCCGGGGAGTGTTTCGCCGGTGTCGGCCGGGGTTTTGCTGTCGGTCATGTTTGCTCCGATCAAAAAAGGATGATGATGGTGGGTGGTGCCGCCGTCGGGGTGACGGCGACATCGGTTGGTTTAGCGGCAGGTCACCACGTCACCGGGGTAGTAGACGTTGATGTTGCCGGAGGGGACGGTGCAGCGGTTGACGCTGTAACCGTGTGAGGTGGCGAACTCCCATACCGTGTCACCGTACTGGATGGTCTTGGAGACCCCGTTGGACGGCATGGTTGCGGAGACTCCGCCGTAGGTGACGACATCGCCCACGTAGTAGCGGTTGATGTCACCACTGGGCGTGCGCCATGCGGACAGGGGCCATGCGTTGTAGGCGACCGCGAGTCCCCAGATGGTCTCGCCCCACTGCATGACGTGGCTGATGCCACCCGTGTTGGTGTCGGCCGGGGGAGTGCTCGGCTGCGCGGGCGCGGATGGGGCCGGTGTGGCCGGGGCCGTGGAACCGCCGGCGGGGTTGGCGTACAAATCCCACTGCCATGCCTCGCCGCGGAACACATTGAGGTCGATGGGACTCCACGTGTTGACGACACCGGTGCCGCTGTACTGTCGCATGGCCTCACCGTATGCGCCGATCATCCACGGGTTGGCCTGATAGCCGGTCGGGCTCATGTTCGCGTATTGGGCGATCCACAAACCGTACCGGTCGCGGATGTCCTGCGGGATGGTGCCGGCGACCGGGCCGGTGTACAGCAATGGGCGCACACCGCCGCTCAATCGTTCGCACTCACTCAGAAAGCGGCGTACCCAATCCCAATCGCCCCATGCGGGGTTGTCGTCCATCTCCCAGTCGAGCGCCACGATGCCGTGACGCCAATAGTTCGACGTATTCGTGTAGAAGAACCGGGCCTCGGCCTCCGGGTTGCCGCCCATCGCGTAATGGTACAGGCCGAATTTCTTGCCGGATGCCTGCGCCTGGGCGATCATACGGTTCGCATCCGTGTTGACGCCGGACACGAGGCAGTTGTTGTACACCTGTCCCGTGCCCCACGTGGTGCCGACCACGATGAAGTCGGCCTGCATGTTGTACACGTCCGCGCCGCACTGCCAGTTGCTCATGTCCACGCCCTGCATGTCGGCCATCGCCGCCGGGGCGAACGCCATGGAGACCGCGGCGACGAGCGCGGTCAGCGTCATGACCACGCGCCGGTGCAGGCGTCCGTGTTTGTGTTTGCTTTTGTCGAGGATCTTCACATCCTCTCCTTCCCGCCCCGAGTCAAGGGGCAATAGAAAAGCCATCCCGGAATGGGATGGCTTTGAAAACCGGTATGAAATCAATGCCCGTGCGCGCCATGATTGAACACGAGGATGAGCGCGAGCAACAGCAGGTATATGCCGCCTGCGATAGCTAGACGTGTCATTGCCGGTCCTCCAAGTATTTTTCGGCGGCGTTGACTATCCAGCATTGCGCGTCGAGTTTTTCGAGTTTGGCGAGCTCGTATCGGACTGCCTCGCTATGGTCGGTGTCCTTGTCGCCGTAGATCAGGCTGATGATCGTGTTTTTGATCGTGTCGCGGCAGAGCTCGTCCATACGGTCGTCGATCTTCGCCGTCCGCTCTCCCAAGGTCCGTGTTTTGGCGAAATGCTGGGAAAGCGGACTGTCGTATGGCAGGCGTTCGGGCCGCACGTGCGAGTACAGGCCGGTGGCCAGCGCGTCCAACGCGCCCGGCCATATCCTGAGCAGCAGTGTGATGAGCGCGCACGCGCCGCCCACACCCCCGAACCCGGCTAGAAATGTCTGAAACACATTGCATCTCCTTAAAAAATCAGTTTTGCAGTGGCATGAGGCCGCCGTACAGTGCGTCCATTTTTGGGACGAGCTTCTTGTATTCCTTCCAATCCGCTTGTGTCATCAGATTGATTGCCGAGAATCGCAGCGGATGATTCAACGGACACTTCAACTGGATGAGTTGCGTGTCATCCAGTTGAAAATCAAAACCAAGGAATGTGTTTCCGCCTGTATTGTCATGAGACAACAGAACTCCACTAGTCCATAGTTTGTTGGCTATGTAGCAGATACCGTTCTCATACCATCTGCTATCTTCTGGCACTTGGGAAACCCAGAAGTTCAGATGGAGATCACCGGAGACAGGTTCGCCCAGTCGGATATCGGCACTGGGATTGACAGCGCCGCTGTTTGGCGTAATGAGTATGCCATCAGGGTCGACATGCTGCACGGTCGCCTCGTGTGTCGAGATGGCACTGTTCGGGAGCATCAAGAGTGGATTCGGAATCCGATTCGTTACCAGGCTCATGCCACCACCCCCAAAGGGGTCAGGCGAGCGGCATCGTGTCCCCGGTGAAATATCCGATGCCGTCGAGCAGGGTCTTGTTCGCCTGATACTCGTCCCACGTGCAGATGAGCATATTGGTCACGGTGACGGTCGGATTGCCTGACTTGACGGAATAATACATTGACATCGGACTGGGAACGCTGGCGGTCATCGCGTAGCTGACACGTTGGCTTGCACTGATGTCGCCATACGATCTCATCGAGATAGTGCCGCCGGTGACGTTCACATAGGCGCTGACCCAATATTTCGTCCCTGGCTTGTTCGGAATGGTCGTGATATCCACCCAATGGCCTGCCGACAAGGTGATGGTCGAGGATGGTCTCGTGCATAGGTTCGTGACCATCATCGGGCATCACCCGCCCGACGGACGCTCCTATGCGAGCGGCATGGTGTCGCCGGAGAAGAAGCGAGGATACCTCTCCCCCCCCCCAATGGCGGCGTCATACGTGCTCGCAAGCTCCAACTGCGGGCGGCGCGCGGTTATCCAGCCGTCCGCAGGATAGAAGGCGATGATGAGGCCCTTGCCGGCGGTCGGGGCGAAACGCAGGTTCTTCACGGTCCATTCGTGCACATTGTGGAATTCCCCCGTGTTTGCGAGGAACTTCCAATCCGTGTCGAAGACCTGTATGTTCCCACTGTCCTTGGCCTCTACGCTGAGGACGAGTTCGTCCCGTCCCGGGGCGGGCACAGTGACGGCGACATACGCATCCCCATTGGTTAGGCACTTCAGCTCACCGTTATTGACGTGATGTTCGGCACTGCCCCATAACCCGTTGAGGAAACCGGGTGAGGGGAAAAGATTAATCCTCTGCATTCGTGTCCTCCTTGTCGAGACTGTCGAGCACATCCTTCGGGATGAGTTTCATGGCCGCCGCGAGTTGGCTGGACAGGATTGCGATTTGTTTGTTGAGTGTGCCGATTTGTTGCGAGAGCTGGTCGATGACGGTGTTCGCGTTGGCTGGGATCTGAGTCAAAATGTCTCCTTAAAACAAACCCCCGTAATCCGGGAATGGATTGCAGGGGTTGAAAAAACTGGGAAATACGGGTTAGTCGGCGGCTGTCATCGTGTCGATGCGGGTCACCGTCTTCAATTCGCCCACAGTGAGCGTGCGGCTGAGATTCGTTTTCACGTCCGTGACCGTCACGTTCACGGCGTCACCATCGAACGTGGCGAGCGCGCCGCGCTGGTAGTCGCGCCATGATTCGCCCGTCTGGTCGGCGGACGAATACTCGAATCCGAGCCGGCACAGTTCGGCTCGCAGGCTTTCCTTCGGCGGACGCAGGTCGAGCACGCCATCCGCCGCCGGTCGTGCGCCGGATGGCGTGGCCTGTCCACCGGACCCGGTGTCGTCCGACCGGGCTTGCTGGACGTCAGATGCTGTCAT